AGTGAGAAACTTCTTTTTCAACAGAAACTCGAAGCGTACCTTGCCTCAGGTATGTGTGTCCCCACAGGACATGTTGTGGTACAGATTAAGTCTGTCATTGACATGAAAAAAGACACAGACGGGATCATGGTTTACCTTGTCGATCTCCAGACAACAAACGAAAATGTTTACTACACCATGGTTATCTATGATCCTAAAAAGGATGTGAAAGCCTAGATGCTGTACCCAGAGCATAAACCCTACCTAAAGGATAAAATGAATAGGTACAGGACCATGTCCCTATTCCGTGAGTTCTACCTTTCTGAGATGGAACCCCTCTGGAGTCTACAAGACGAAGACCCACAAGGAACACTCCCATCTTTGAAGAATCTGTACATGGAGATTGGTGATCCCACTGAGTACGAGTTCGCCATGCAAGCTTTCGGTTCGTACAAACATTGGCTCAAGATTAAAGCTGCCAAAGCCATCTATAAATACATCGAGGATTGGCCTATTGAGCTTGAAGTCAAACTAAGATCAGACGGCATCAGAGCCATCGCCACAGAAGCCCAGCAAGCAAAGAATCCGTTCAACGCCGCCAAGTTTCTGGCCAAAGGAGAGTGGAAGGAATCCGCATCGAAACGTGGACGTCCCTCCAAGGAGGAAGTAGAACGTGAACGTAAGATTGCCGCCAAAGTCGATGCCGAGATTGGTGAGGATGCTCAACGGCTTGGTCTTACTCTTCTCGCCGGGGATAAAGAATAACCAACCATGGCATCTGTTGAAGAAATCAGAGAAGCCGCTGAAAGGGACCTAGTCTCATTCATCCGTCTTGTCTCACCACAAACTGTCCTTGGTCATGTACACAAGGAACTATGTCAATGGTGGACACGGCACGACTCTAAGAATTTTCAACTTACCCTCCTTCCACGGGATCATCAGAAGAGTAGGATGATTGCGTACAGGGTTGCATGGTACCTGACAAAACATCCAGACCACCGTGTACTGTATATCTCCTCCACATCTAACCTGGCAGAGAAGCAACTTAAGTTCATCAAAGATATCCTCACTTCCAAGATATACAGTCGGTACTGGCCTGAGATGGTTAACGAGGAGGAAGGTAAGCGGGAGAAATGGACAAACTCTGAAATCTCCCTTGACCACCCACTCCGTAAAACTGAAGGAGTCCGTGACCCCAGTATCTTCACTGCTGGCCTCACTACATCCATCACCGGACTACATTGTGATGTGGCTGTGATGGATGATGTGGTTGTATACGAAAACGCCTACACCGAAGAAGGGAGAAATAAGGTTAAGTCACAATATTCCCTTCTTTCCTCAATTGAAGGTGCAGATGCACAGGAATGGGTTGTGGGTACACGATACCATGCCAAGGACCTGTATAACGATCTGATGGAGATGCAAGAAGAAATCTTTGATGATGAGGGGAACATCATCGACTACGAACCTATCTATGAGAAGTTTGAGAAACAGGTAGAAGACAGGGGGGATGGTACAGGGGAATTTTGTTGGCCCAGGCAACAAAGGGAAGATGGTAAGTGGTTTGGTTTCGACAGGAAGATTCTGTCACAGAAGCGTGGAAAGTATCTGGATAAGACACAATTCTTTGCCCAGTACTACAACAGCCCCAACAACCCTGACGGTGTAGGGATCAATCCAGATAAGTTCCAGTACTATGAGAAGTCTCACCTTACCCGAACACAAGGTCATTGGTTCTTTAAAGGGAATAGGCTGAATATCTTCGCTGCCATTGACTTCGCCTATTCCTTGAATAAGAAAGCTGATTCCTCTGCCATTGTTGTTGTAGGGGTTGATGCTTATGGAAACTACTACGTCCTTGACATTGACCGATTCAAAACAGACAGAATCAGTGATTACTATGATGCCATCTTAAGGATGCATGTCAAATGGGATTTCAGAAAACTGAGGGCCGAGGTAACAGCAGCGCAGAAAGCCATTGTGACTGAACTCAAGTCCAGTTACATCCGTCCCAATGGTTTGTCTTTGTCCATTGATGAACATTCCCCAACCCGTCACCAAGGTTCGAAAGAAGAACGTATCAGGGCTATTCTTGAACCACGATATGACAACCTAAGTGTCTGGCACTATCAAGGTGGCAACTGTCAGATTCTGGAAGATGAACTTATACAAGAGTATCCTCCACATGATGATGTGAAAGATGCCTTGTCTTCTGCCATTGATATTGCTGTGATGCCGTCTCAGTCTGCATCCAGACAACAGGCAAACCGAAATAACATTGTGTATAATACCAGATTTGGAGGAGTAGCAGCACGTCATGCCTAAGCGAACATACAAGACCGAACAGTCAGGGCCTCAGAGTACAAACCGTTTTGTACAGCGTCCTTCGATTCCAACCACAATAGTGACAGGGGCAACCACAGCCCCGGTTAAGTTGACCTCAACACCCACCCGTCTGCCGGGATACAACCCCTCAGAGGACAATGCAGGGGGAACACCACCGTCTGCGGGTTCGGTTGGTTCCTTTGGGCAGTTTGTGGGGGCTATCGCAACAGGCCCCTTCTTGTCAATGTGGGGTTCTGAGATGGGTTTGTTTGGTGAAGAAGCCCAAAAGGCTGGACGCTCGACCAGAGGCTCTATCGCCAAGACGGTGGATGAAGCGGTTGATACCCTCCGTGGGGATAAACAAACACAACAGGAACAGACTTTGAATAGCCGTGGTCCTGCGCCTTCTATCTCACCTGAGGTTGCCCAACAGATTGGTTATGACCCAGGTGGAAATGATTCTGCCGGTGGTGACCCTGATGGTATGGGTGTAGATACAGAGAGTGCAACAATCTGATGGCTGGCCGTACTGTAGATTTTGAAGAGTTCATCGGGACTCCTGATGCAATAGCCACGGCTGTTGCCAATAAGTTTCTGGACTTTGAAAAGTATCGTCGTAGTTGGGTAGAGGAGAAGAAGGAACTCAGGAACTACCTCTTCGCCACTGACACAACCAAAACAACCAACGCCACTCTGCCGTGGAAGAACTCCACCACCACCCCAAAATTGGCTCAACTGAGGGATAACCTCCATGCCAACTACATGGCAGCTTTGTTCCCCAATGATGATTGGCTGGTGTGGGAAGGCGACGATGAAGACTCTGAGGCTGAGGAAAAACGTAAAGTAATTCTGGCTTATATGAAAAATAAACTCAGGCAGAGTAACTTCATTAACATTGTCAGTGGATTGATCTATGACTTCATCGATTACGGCAACGTCTTCGGAACATCCGAGTATGTTAATGAAACCCGTACAGATGATGAAACAGGTGAGTTGATTCCAGGGTATGTTGGTCCGAAAGCAATTCGTCTCAGCCCTTATGACATTTTGATCAACCCCACTGCACAATCTATCGAATACTCCCCGAAGATTATTCGCACCATGAAATCCCTTGGTGAGCTTGCTGCCGATATCCAAGACCATCCTGAGTGGGGGTATCTAGAGGAAGTTTTCAACATGGTTTCGAATACTCGTCGTAACTTCCAAGGTATGTCTGTGACGGATTTCCATAAATCTGAAGGGTACCAGATTGACGGATTCGGTAATATCGTGGACTACTACAACTCAGGTTATGTTGAGTTGATTGAACTCCATGGTGATATCTATGACGTTGACAAAGGTGAACTGAAGAAGAACCGTATCATCACCATCATTGACAGGATGAAAGTAATCCGTGACATCCCCAACCCTAGCTGGCGTGGTAACTCTATCCGTCATGCTGGTTGGCGTCTTCGTCCTGATAACCTATACGCCATGGGACCCCTGGATAATCTGGTGGGGATGCAGTACCGTATTGACCATCTTGAAAATCTGAAAGCTGATGTCTTTGATCTGATTGCCCATCCGGTTATGAAGGTCAGGGGATTTGTAGAAGATTTTAATTATGGCCCTGGGGAGAAAATCTTTGTAGGGGAAGATGGTGATGTAGACATGATCCGTCCTGACACCACTGCCCTGAATGCTGATATGCAGATTCAGCTTCTGGAAAATAAGATGGAAGAGATGGCCGGTGCCCCACGTCAGGCCATGGGTATCCGCACACCAGGGGAAAAGACAGCCTTTGAAGTACAGACACTGGACAACGCATCCTCTAGGGTGTTCCATAACAAAGTAGCTTACTTTGAACGTAACTTCCTTGAGCCTCTGTTGAATGATATGCTTGAGCTTGCCCGTCGTAACATGGAGATCAGCGATATCGTCCGTGTTGTAGATGACGAGTTCGGTGCTGCCTTGTTTGAAAATATCACCCCAGAGGACCTTGCAGCCCGTGGTAAAATCAGACCTGTTGGTGCCAGGCACTTTGCTGCCAGAGCCAACCAATTCCAGAATCTGGTTAACCTGATGAACTCGGCTGTGGGACAAGACCCTGCTGTCTCTGTCCATGTGTCCGGTGTTAAGATGGCTCAGACTATTGAGGAGCTTCTGGATATTGAGAAGTTTAATCTTGTTCAACCTAACATCCGTGTGGCAGAACAGATGGAGACACAACGTATGATGAATGCTGGGCAACAGACCCTTGATGAGGAACAGGTAGTGAGTGATGCCATGCCTGGTAATCCTCCTCCTGTATAAATAGGTTGACATCCCTACCAGGATATGCTATAATGTAAGCAGATAACAAAATAAGAAAGGATTCCAAACTTGATTATACGTTGGTCTTCCCATCTCAAAGACCCTGAGAAACGAAAAGATTTTGAAAGTTATGTGAGGAATTCAGCATCTGTCTTAGAGCGTCTGACAGATATCATAAATCAAAAAGTCGACGCCCTTGACTGCCCCCCATTCGATGATTACGAAGAGGCTGGGTGGGCATACAAGCAAGCAGATCGGAACGGACAACTCCGTGCTTACTTGGAAATTCTTAAGTTGACCGACTTAACCACAGGAGAGACAGACAATGTCTGATGTGTTCAATACTGAAGAAACCAAAGAGGAAGAAGGTTACCTTAGTAAGGTTGTAGGGGAAGGTAAGAAGTACTCCGATATCGAACAACTTGCAAAAGGGGCCATTCACGGGAACGATTACATTAAAAAATTAGAAGAAGAAATGGCTGAACTACGTGGTGAACTTGACAAAAGACTTACCGCAGAAGAAATGATTCAGCAAATCAAGAGGGAAACTGCGGAACAGCAATCTCAGATTCAAAAAGCCCAGGAGCATACCACTCCTCAGCTAGATGAAGAGAAGCTCTCTCAGCTTATCTCTAACACCATTGAGAAGAAGGACTCTCAGACAAAAGCTCAACAGAATATTCTAACTGTTGACCAAAAGATGAAAGAACTGTATGGGGCCGATAAAGCCGCCGAAGTAGTCCAACAGAAGGCTCTCCAGATGGGAGTCACTGTAGACAAACTGGCAGAGATTGCAGCAACTTCACCTGAGATGTTCTTCAATGCGATTGGTGTATCTCAAGGAAGCAAGAGTGGACAAACCCCTGCTCCTACAGTTGGTACGACCCGTACTGAGGCTGTGCAAACTATGAACAGTGGATCGCAACTTGAAGAAGGGACATGGGATTATTTCGAACAACTTCGGAGGTCAAATCCCAAAGAATACTTCAAACCAGCAGTCCAGCAAAAGCTGTTCAAAATGCGAGAAGAGAAAGGCCATGATGGCTTTTACAAACGTTAATCTAGCTATGAGGAAATAAAACAATGGCTATGGAAACCGGTAACTCTGGGCATCTTATCCGCTCGGAAATCTGGTCGAGTCAGCTGAAAGAGGTTCTGGAAGACGAACTTCAGGCTACGACCTATGTTAACTGGATGAATGAATTCCCTGACGGGGACACATTCACCATTCCGTCTGTTGGTCAGGCAGTGACAGACGACTACAATGAGAACGAGGCTGTTAAGTATCGGGCGCTCGACACTGGTGAATTCCAGTTCACGATTGACCAGTACAAGTCCTCGGCTCACTACATCACGAATAAGGCGAAGCAGGATGGTTTCTACATGAGCCAGCTGATTTCGTCCTTTGTCCCGAAGCAGGGTCGTGCGATTCTTGAAGCTGTCGAGACTGACATCCTGGGTCTTCAGTCGGAACAGACTGCTTCGGACCTGAACAACATTAACGGTGCCCCGCATCGCTTTGTTGCTTCGGGTACGAACGAAGTCTTCGCAGTTGCTGACTTCGCTAAGGCTCGTTACAGCCTGAAGAAAGCTAACGTTCCCGATACGAACTTGGTGGCTATCGTTGATCCGTCTGTTGAGTACACTATCAACACCTTGACGAACATTACCAACGTCAGCAACAACCCGCGTTGGGAAGGTATCGTTAGTGACGGTATCGCTACTGGGATGAAGTTTGTGAAGAACGTGTATGGCTTTGACGTTTACACCAGCAACTACTTGGCTGATGCTAACGAAACCGTTGACTCGGTTACGACAGCTGCTGGCAAAGCCAACCTGTTCTTCTCGGCTGCTTCGGATGTCCTGCCCTTTGTTGGTGCATGGCGTCAGATGCCGATGGTTGATTCCGAGTACAACAAAGACTTCCAGCGTGAAGAGTACGTTACCACGGCTCGCTGGGGTGTCAAGCTGTACCGTCCGGAAAACCTTGTTTGTGTCTTGTCTGACACAGACCAAGTTTAAGGAGGATATTAATCATGGGTACGAATGAATACTGGACTAACTCTGACGGTCTCAATGTCCGTTTCGGTCTGGAAAAAGCCACGGCTCACAAAGAGGGCCGTCTCAGCACCATGGGTAACACTCACCAGCATGTGACGAAGATCACTGGCACTTCGGTGCCGTCTTCGGATGGTCTGGTCAGCACTCACCCTGTTGCTGGCATTCCGGATGGTGCGCACATTGTTGCTGCCACCCTTCACGTCCGCACGGCCTTCACTTCGACGGGTGCTGCCACCCTGACAATTGGTCTGTGGAATGATGATGGTGACGGTACCTTCTCGGTGAATGATGCCGATGGTATCGACTCTGCCATTGCGATCACCGCCATCGATGCCGATGGTGACCAAATTGCTTGTGATGGCGCCAAGGTGGGTTCTGGTGCTGGCGCTCTCGCCGGTACAGGTGACCGTCCGCTCTACGTCAGCTACTCCTACGGGACAGCTGCGTTTACAGCGGGTGAAGCTGACTTGGTGATCGAGTACACCCAGAACTAACTAGGACCTGGGGAGGGGCTTACGAGTCTCTCCCCAGTTCTTCCACCATAACCCTGAGGGAACAGTATGACCGTCAACCATAAAGATATGACAGGTGCCTCACTCCATGAACCTAAAGGGGTTGCCGGTGCCAGCCAACACACAGTCTACGTAGCTAATGGTGCTGGTTCTGGGACCTGGGAAAAGATCGACGCAGACTCAATCAATACATCCTCAATCAAAAATAATAACTTCATTACCTTTACCCATACATTCACTGATATCTCCACTGCCGCCTCGGAGTGGGTTGTTTGCCCTCTGGCCGGTGACATCCAAAAAATTTGGTGTGTCCTCCATGAAGCTATCACTGGTGCAGACTGTAACTTCTCCTTTGAAATTGCGGGTACAGCAGTGACCAGTGGTGGCATCACCATCACCCAGAGCGGTAGTGCAGCAGGGGATATTGATTCGTCCACACCCTCAGGGGCTAATACTCTGACTGCTGGACAGGCTATTGAAATCATCAGTGATGGTGGCTCCACTGGGACAGTCAAAGCAACCTTTACTTTTGAGATAGATGTGACCTAGACATGGCAAAACTTACCCTCACTGACTTAACCCAACTGGCCTCAAACGAAACTTCTGCTGTCTCGGCAATCAATGCTAACAATACTTTGATTGAGGCAGCACTGGAGAACACCCTTTCTAGGGATGGCACCACCCCTAATACCATGAGTGCAGACATTGACCTCAATGGTAATGATCTCCTCAATGTGGGTTCTTTGGGTATCAGTGGTGGGATCAGTCTGAATGATATTGTTGGATACGCTGAAGAGTGGGCCAACAAAGCTGAAGATTCTCTTGTCAGTGTTGCAGCTGGTGGTGATGGCTCCACTGAATACTCTTCCCTGCATCATGCTGCCAAAGCCAGTGCCAGTGCAAGTGCTGCCTCTACCTCGGCTTCTAACGCATCTACCAGTGAGACTAATACCCAGGATTGGGCTGTTAAGACTGATGGCATTGTCCAAAGCACCGATTATAGTTCAAAGGCTTGGGCCATTGGTGGCACGGGCGTCACCGATACGGCGTCTGCTGGTGCAGCCAAAGAATGGGCGACTGCTGCCGAGGACGATCTGGTAGACGGCTCCGAGTACAGCGCCAAGCACTATTCGGCGAAGGCGTCTGCCCAGGCTATCGCTGCTGCTGCATCTGCCGCTGCCGCCGCCGCTGCTGCTTCTGGCAATCTTTACGGCACCGTTACCACGCTGACGACCGGCACAACTGATGTCGAGATCGCCAACAAC